GAAAAGGTAAAGTTATATCAGGTATGGCGTCAACCAGTCGTCCTACAAGAACAGATATAATTTTTGAAACACCCCTAGTTATAGCTATTACTCCGTCAAATTGTGATTTAAACGAAGTTGCAAATCCAACTATACTATCTACAATATCCGATCTATTGGCTTCAATAGCCGCCGATAGTTTCATAATTCTATTAGTAAAACTTGAAGTAATATTAAGTTGTTTACTTATCTCGCCTACTACTCGACCTACTTGGTCTCTTAAAGTAACCATTGCTTCCGCAGAAGTAAATTCAAGAGTAGAAAACTCTTGGCTTAGTTTGTCTGATTGTGAAAGTAAAGCATTAAATACGACTTCAGTTGTTAATTGACCATCTTCAGCTAATTTTCTTAATGCACCTCTTGGTTTATCCATTGCATCAGCAATAGCTTGCGCTAATCGAGGAGCTTGTTCTAAAACAGAATTAAGTTCTTCGCCTCTAAGTTGACCAGACGATAAACCTTGTCCTAACTGCGTTAAAGCAGCTCGAGCAGATTCAACGCCACCCCCAGATATGGCTATAGATTTATTTACAGACTCAACTGCTTTTAATATTTCTTCTGAGCTTTTTCCTGCTTCTGATAAAGCTAAACCAAACCTGTTAAAGGTGTCTGCTGCTAAATCAACAGGTTGTCCTGTTCTACGAGATATATTATATAAATCGTCTAATACAGAATTTAATTCTTTAGTTCGACCCGTTACTAATGCAACTCTGTTTTGCATACTAGTTAAAGAGTCGGTTGTTCTATTAATTCCTTTTGATAGAGCAGCACCTGAAAAAGCAGCTCCGATTCCAATTGCTAAACCTTTAAAAGCTCTAGTAACTGAACTAGCTGTTTTTTCTATGTTGCCTACTGATTTTTCTAACTTAGATAAATCTCTTTGAGCTTGTCTACTGTCAGACCTAACTCGAATAGTTACACCACTCATAGATGACCTCCATAATGAAATTGCCCCCTAACGATTTCTTGATAATAAGAATCCATCAGAGGGCAATAATCTTAATTAGGGGTAATGATACCGATTTTTGATAGTGTTTGTTCTATAAAATATTTGGGCGCTTGTTTACTATGCCCTTTATTTAAAATGCTAATATATTCAACATCGTTAGCTATTTCACCATCAACATAGCCATCAATATCTTTACTAGTTTTATTTTCCCAACCAGAACGAGCTTTACCCGTATCTACTGGTGTTACAATTTTTAATGTTTGAGTAGCAAAGTTAATTCTGCCTTCAATATCATCGTTAGCAAATTTTTTAACCTCTTTTTCTACTCTTTCTAATTCTTTTTTAAAATTTACAACTTCTAAACTAATTTTAGTCATAGTTTATGTCCATCTCCTCCTTTAGCCTTTTTCATAAGTTCAAGGAATTTACCTTGAGGTACGGCTTTATCAGGTGTTTGATTTTCTTCTTTAGAAACTGCAAGCATTCTCAATGTTGGAAAAATATTTTCTGCTTTTTCTTTTACACCTTGAGAACGTAACATCAAATACGTTCTTTGATCTTCTCTCCAACCTGGAGGCCTTCTTTTGAAAAATTCAGTCCACTTTAATAGTTCTGTGTATGGCATTTCGTTTTCTAGCACATAAACAGGCATATGTAAATGATATGCTATTTCATAAACAGATTCTTCAGTTGGGGTTAGTTTCCCGCAGATTCTCCGCTAAGTCCTGAAAAATTCAAAACGTTATTAGATAATTCGCTTAATTCTCCTAGAGGGAATTCATCAAACTCTTCATCAGATAATTCATGAGCGCCTACTACTGCAAGCCGAATTACATCACGTAATAGAGCGAGTTGAGAAGCTTCATCTGATTTTTTGCTAGATTTTTTAACAAGGGCTTGAACCTTAAAAACCTCTGCAACTGAGAGCTTACGAACTTCTACCTCATCATCCATAAATGGATATTTTTTTGTAATTACTTTTCCAACTAAATGTTTCATATATTTAACCTAACTTGTCTTTTTCTGTGAATAAATGTGAATTGTTAGCTTGAAAGTCATCAAGCATTTTTCTGCAAGTGTGTAATACAGAAAGGGTTTCCATGATCTCTTTTCCTGCTTTTGAATCTTCATCAAAATCTTGAAACCTTTCAAAACTTTTCCGAATGCTAATATCTACACTCCTACGCATATGCCTGAAAGTAGTTCGCATTACAAAACTTTTGCTAAACGGTTTTTCTGTCATTGTTATAAATCTTTCTAATACTAATAATAAAGAAGAGCCATTTAAGGCTCCTCTTATTCTTAAACGTCAGGTATTATGGAAGTGTAGCTGGTCCAAAGAAGTCAGACTGCGTAGACAAAGTCATTGTCGCAGTAATCGCGTCTGTCAACTGAGGATTAACCAAGATAGCTTCGATTTTACCTGTAAAGTAAAACTCTGTATTACCATAAGCTAAAGCCGTAGTGCCTGTGTTCAAGCTTGCTGCCAGAGTAGTTGCTGCATCACACATCATAAAGCGGAAAGCGCCTTGTGTGCCGACTAGAGTGTGGAAAGAGTCCATCTCAGAAGCAACGTAGTTTACTGTAACTTCTAGTGAAGGAGCGTCAGCCTGACCTTGCACCTGAGAAGAGGTTGCCTGTCCATAAACAGGTACGTTAACGATGTTAGCAGGAGTACCAATTGAAGGGAACTCACGAACTGAAGGCAAACGTGAAATTGCGCTAGAGTTTGCTGTAATAAACAATCCCGCATACTCAGCGGCTGTGTCTACTGAGGATGCAGGAGTTGCTGCATGGAAATCAAGGTATGAAAAGATACCTGAACCAAGTGATGAAATATGTGCCATTTATTAATCTCCGTATATTTTAAATGGAATTATGTATTGTGCGCTATAAAGCGAATTATTAATTGGGTCTAACCCTTCGACATTCAAATAGGATGTACCAAGCTCTGTTTTATTAGTTAATACTTTATTTTGAAGATGATTATCAAAAATATCAGCAATTTTCATTAAACGCCCCTGTCCTTCTCCTGCTTTAAGGAATATTTTTATTATTATTAATCCTTGAAGCCTTTTATCCCCGTTATAAGTAAAGTTATCACTATTACTAGGTAACACAGACAAACGACAAAATTCGTTATCATTACTAATATCTCCTTGGTAATTGTCAGGGTAAATAGCTATATTTTCAGAAGCCCAAGGAGCTAAAGAAAATATTTCTTCAATATCCGATAGTGTTTTATCAAACATACTATTTTTCCTTTACAATCATAGCCTCAATAACAAAGCCGTTATCATCAAAATCTGTTATATTGTAAACCTTGCTATCTACAACAATAGTATCATAAACAGAAAGATCTATTCCAGACTTTAAAAGCGCTGAAACAGTAAAACCTTCCCCTGACTTATTTTTAGTACTTTGGAGAATTACTTTTACTGATTTTTCTGAGGTTGTACTGGTAACTGCACCGCTACCAAAGTTATAACCTGAAACAGATTTGCTAGAAAGTGTTGCAGTTTTAGCAATATCACCGACTGCAGAAAATGCTTTACTAACTCCAGCTGTTATTTTAGCATTAAGAGACATTAATTAGCCCTCCACCAAGTATTAGAATAGTTGGTTGAGCCACGGCGAATTAATGGCTTAATATGCTTCATTACAGTATGAGGCTTTATCGATCTACGAACAACATCATTATTGCTATCAGATATAGAAATGCTTCCTACAGAGATGGATTCAAAAGTTTGAATTGTTCCTGCAAGCAAATCTTCATTATTCAACAAGTGTAATGCTTGTTCATAAACCGCTGTTTTAACTAACTTTGGTATTTCAGATTCAGTAAGCTTTATTTCTTGACCCATACGATCGTCATAGTACGTTGCATTTTTTCTAGGCCAAGCCAGAGCTTGAGAAGAGCTAACAGCTGAACCAATCCAAGGATGGTCATCAATAATCTGTGTAGCAGTGACAATCGCGTCTTCTCTGAGTTCGTCAGATGCATTATCCCATGTAGCGGCATCAATTCGAGTTTCAAAGTAAACATCTGCATCGTCTAATGATACAAAGCTATTAGTGTTTAATACTAGTGCCATTAGCTCCTCCTATTTTTTATGAGTGTAGAATTGGCAGAATACCCAAGTTCAATGCATCCATCTTACGAGAGTAAGAAGCAGCAGCACCTAGTGTAGTGTTAGTCGCAAATGCATTTGTTGCACCAGACCAGTTGTATCCAAGTGGGTGCATGATAAAGCCGTAACGATACCATACGTTAGTGGAACCGCCACCTGTATAAGAAGCCGCATCACGGTCTACTTCTACTGGAGTAGGAACGCTCACAGGAGCAAAAGATACAGAAGAAGGCTTGACAACAAAAGTACACTTGGTTGATTGTGCATTTGCGTCACCAGATGAGTGAGAGCTTGCTTGGTTTGCGCGAGTCATTACGAGACGGAATTTACCACCAAACAATGTGTTAAACTCAAGATTACCATCTGTAATCATTGTTTCGTCAACAACGTTGGCTGCACGCATTTCTGCCATTGTTTGTGGAGAGGTTACGAGATACATAAAGTCTGGCTCATAATCTTTAAACGCCATACCAATGGCTTTAAAGAGACGCTCACCACGGGCAGCGCCTGTAGCTGTTGCATCAAATAGTTTACGCGCATCAGAAGTACCTGTTGCCGCAGAACCAAACTCACCAAGAGCATTGATGTCAACGAAGTTACCTGTAGCAGAAGCATCTGCATCTGTATCAAAAGCAGTAATACCGCCGTTGCCTGATCCACCCAAGTCACCTAGAGCAACTTCGGAAGCCGCAACGCCTTTGAGAACAGACATCAAAGCGTTACCTTCATCATCTGCACGTACTTGTGCAAAATCACGAGCGATCTTTGAAAGACCGTCTTGCTTAGAAATTACTTCTTGCAAGTTTACTTGTTGAGCGCCGAAAGTGCGAACTGTTTTCACATAGTTAGCAATATCGGTCGAAACGTCTGTATAAGTACCATCTGTAGCAGACGACAATGATGGAACATTGATATTTGCTGCTAGTGGTTTGTACATACGGAACTGACCAACAAAAGACTCGCCGTCTGCGGTGATATCATCACGTTGACCAACGATTCCTGTTGAATTCAGTTTTTGAGAAGTAGTGTACGCTTCATCTGCATAAGCAGAAATAGCCAGAGCTACATTTTGAAAATCGGTATTTGTAATAGCCATTTAATTGATTCCTTATAGATAGGTTAATAACTGTAGTTACCTAATTGCCCCTTTGCGGCCATATTTAATATTTCATCTGTTGTCATTTGTGAAATAGACTTTGTTTCAGATGAAGGCATCGGGGCTGTGTTGTTAGAGTTTCCTCCCCCTGTATTTGCTTTTACACGGAATAGAAACTCGTTATCTTCGTTTTTAGAATAAGATGTAATAAAATCTTGAATAGAAGATCCAGATTTATGTACCCATGCACCATTCTCATTTTGAACAAGTTGCTCAACGATATCGCGCTGTGCTAGTTGACGACTACGCTCATTGCGGAACTCTAGGTTTGAAAGTTGATTGTTAACAACATTATCTCGGTTCAGCTTAGTGTTTTCTTCTTCGAACACCTTTAGTTTAGCGTTAGATTCCGCTAGCTTCATTTCAAGAGCTTCTTTGAGCTTACCTTCAGCTTCGAGACGTTCAATCTCAGCAGCTTTTTGGGCTTGCTCAATTTCAACAGCTTTTTTAAGTGCTTCGTCACGCTCTTTAACCATGCGGTCCATGTTTTGCTTCATTTGTTGAAGACGGTCTTGCACCGCCGCCTCAATCGGATCAACATTATCCGTTTTAGCTTCTGGTGCGTCTGGTTGTTCAGTTGTTTCCTGAACTGTTTCTACTGTTTCTTCGTTGATTTTATTTTCTTCACTCATAATTTTTCCTTTCAAGCACAGCTTGACTTAATTTTTGATTGTGTTACAAACACTTATAAAGCGCATAGGCTATTACAAATAATCTATGGGCCGATTCCATACCAGTCTTGTCCATCTTGAATAGGGGCTAGTATGTCTTTTCTTGTTATTTTGTTTACTGGGTCTATTAGCCCCTGTTCTTTTGCTTTACGCAAAAGTTCATTGTAAGATTTTTTAGAAAGACCTTGTCTGCGCATTTCTTTAAGAGTCTTTCTAATAGTATCGCCCTCTAGAGCATCGGCATAGATGGTTCTTAAGGCTGATTTCGCTCTTCGTGCTTCTCCTATATTAGTAAAAAAAGCATCGTGAATTGTCCCACTTTCTACGTTATTTTTACGCGCCCATAAATGGAAGCGCCTAACTATAACCGCATCATTACTGTGGTTTCCGTTAACACCTAATCCAATTCTAGCATCATTGAGAGAGCCTTTACCTAAAAGCTTTCCATCTTCAGCGCTAGATTCGTATATATTAGATATTTTTCTGTTTGTAATCGGATCTCTAAATTCAATACGCTCTTGAATTTTAGGCCGATATCTTTGTGTCATTATTTTTCCGTCAAAAGTAATCCAAGGTATATCTACTTTTTGAGTATCATTAACAAAAACTCTTGCTGCATCTTTCCAGTAATTAATAAAGTTATCAGTTACAGGTGCGCGTTCAGCTAAGTTTTTAGACATAATTCTTGATATTTCAGAAAACTCTTTTGGTCCAATAATTCCTTTTCGAGTATTAGTTAATTTACTAACAAAATCACCAACATCAGGGTGGATGTCTTGAGCTTGTTTTAAAAGAGTTCTACCTGCAGGTTCATTTTTATTAATAAGTTCTACAAGTTCTGACCTAAAAGATTTTAATTCTTCTGCTACACTAGTAGCCCCTATTCTTTCTGCAACCTTAATTTTTCCATCTACTAAACGTAAATTGCTATTAAGATTATCTTTTGTAATAGTTATAAACCCCTTACCATCAAGAATTTTAGAGAAGTTATTAGCTACGTTGGCAGTTTTAGTTGCCGCACCAGCACCATAAAATGAAACCATATTTTGAGATTTTGCAGCTTTAGCAAGGTCTTCCCAAGTTAAACTTGCATCACGTAACGCAGGTATTTTAAGAAATTCTGGATCATTAACTGTATCCATAGCAACTAAATCATAAAGACGATTTTTTTGAGTAGTTGCTAATACATTAGATGCTTGAGAAACAGCGCGGTCCCCTGTAGACAGCCCAATAATTTGAGCGCCAGAAGAACTAGCATCATTTTCAATCATTAGTTTTGTTTTATAACTTTCTAATGATTTACCTGACTTTCTATGTCTTTCAATTCGAGCGTACTCTATAGCCATTCGCCCCATCTTAGGAACTTCTGGCCCTTCAAGATTTCTAATAAGAGGATGTTCTAAAAATTCTCTCATACGTCTATCACGTTGAGTTGTAGACATCATTATCTCACCAAGCTCAACTATTTTATCTTTATTACGATTAAATATAGATCTACGCCCTGCTTGGCTAAGTGCCTCAGTTCCAGGTCCAATTAATGCACCTATTTGAATTTTAAGCTCGTCTAAAGATTCTGTTGACATTTTAATTGATTTTCCAGAATTAAGAAAAGGCCTTGCAACTTCACCACCTGTAGGAGTTAAGTATCCTCGATGGTAAACTCGACCCCTTGAGTCCACAAAGGCAGTTGTCCTGAAGTTCCTACCTCGTTGAGCATGGAACTTAGCTGTTGCCATGAGTCCGTAACCTTGCTCTCCACGATTAAGTATTTCGTGTCTAAATTCGTTAATACTGTCATAGTATTTGGAATTACCTCTAGGGTCTCTGAACCTAACAATATCGTCCATAAAACTAAAAAACTCATTATCAACTCCATATTCAACATTCATTACATGATTAAGCATTTGCGCCATCTCACGATCAATTTGTTTTTTGTCGTAATCGGGAAATTTATCTCTTGATATTAAAGGTATTCCTGTGTCATTACCTCTAGAGTCAAAATAAGTTTTGTTGTTAGCTTTAACATACAATCTGTCTCTTGAATTAACAGTGCCTAATCTTCTTGCAATAGTAACTTTACGTTCTGCCTCTTGAAGTTTAAGCAAATTTTTATTAATAACAGTAACTTCCCTAGAAATGGTGTCACCCCAACCCCCCGATGCGCGACCTGTATCAACATCTAAAATACCTCTTCGAGTCTTACCTCTAAATTGAACTCTAATTAAGCCTTGATCTTGTAAAGCTTTTAATATTTTAGAACCTTCTTTGTGGTGATCTTTTAAAGTATGTTTTGTAAAAGGAACAATATTTTTAAAATCATTAGAAAAACTTTTTCCAATATTAATAGCTAAAGAGTCGTAATCAGTAGATTGACCTGACGCAACTAACTTTACGATATTAGTTAAAGAATCTATTGCTTTGTCGTCAAATAAATTTGATTTAGGTTTTTTCTTTGAATTTAAAAATTCTAAATCTAAAATTTTTCTGACGCTTTCACGACTACCTGCAATTGTTTTTGTTATCCAGCTGTCACTAGGCTCTCTTTTAAATTTTTTTTTATAATCTTCGTATTTTTTAAAAAAAGGAATACTACCTTCTTTAAGCCTTTTAACGAGAGTTTCTCTATCAGGATAATTAAAGTATTTTTTAAAATAAACTCTAACAGGTACTCGCCCTTTATAATAAAGTTTTTCTGCTAGTTTTTTTCCTTCTTTTGATCTCCAGTTGTCTATATACCTTTGATCTGAAAGCTGAGTACGAGAGATATCATCAAAATTATAATACTTGCCCATAATTTGAACTTGAGGAGTATCTTTAGAAAGATAACTAACAAACATTTCTGATTTTTTTCTAGATCTAGTATCTAATAATCTTGAAACGTTTTGAACAGAAAACCTATTCTCTGCTCTAATTACAGAAGATAAATCTTCCCACGGCTTTTTATCTTTAGCGTATCTTTCTAAAACAACACGTAAATTTTCAACAATAACTGTTTGCTGATTTAATGAAACCTTATCGTCTACTCCTGCAACAAAAGACTCTATCCAATCTTTTTCTTCAGAATTAAGCAATTTAGAATTACGCATAAAGTCTAGTCGTTCTTGATAAAGATTAAAGTCAGGATCGTACAAATTACTGTTTTTAATTTCACCTGTTAAAGGATCTGCACTAAAATTTCTTTCATCAAATTCGTTACCTACTCGTCTACGAGAAGCTTGTTTTCCTACAAGACTCGTGCCTTTGTAATCTGTTAAAGATATAGTTTTATTATAATCCGAGGCATCATTAATAAACATTTGACGAAGATCATCTTTATGTTTTGGATTTCTTACAAGAGAACTAGCTCTTGTTGCGTCAATCCGAAAATCTTGTTCTCTTAATTTTTGTCTTGGTTTGTAAATAGCAGTTGCTTGAGCTGCTCTATTTCTTAAAGCCTGTATACTTAAAGCTTTACCTTTTTGAGTTACAAATTGTTCTGCTTTGAGACGACCTTGCCTAAATAAATTAGCTGCTGTTTCTGATCCAAGCATTTTAGTTTGTATATCCATACTTTGTCTTTTTAACCAAGAACCAAAAGTTTCTCTACGAGGCGCTTGGCCTGTAAGCTGATCTTCTTTTTTCTTTTTTAAATTATTTTTTTTAATTTTAGAAGAATCGATGTTTAATAGTTCTTCTTTTGATTTTAAAACAGGAATAAGAGACGAGCGGCAATTCCAATGTAAAGGCGGTACAAAACGCTTATCGTTTATATCATATATTTTACCATTATGATGAGAACAAATTGGGCTTGTACGAGAATCAAGAATAGCTGTAAACATAAAACCTTTAATAAGGTCAGAATTACCATCTGCAACTTTTTTAAGCGCTGCTGTTTGAGTAGAAGTAATAGCAGTGCGTGTAAGTGTTTTTGCTTGTATTTCAGTAATTTTAGTCGTTTTCATTACATCAGAAATGATCTCATTTTGAGATCGACCTTTAGCTAGTCCTGATTTAACTTTGCTTTGTATTCTTACAAGTTCACCTGCAGAAATATTTTTTACATTTCCTTTTAAACTTTTAGTACCTTTAATAGTAGGCCCAGCAATTTCAGCAAGTAATTCTTTTGTTCTTGGCTTTGAAATTTTATAAAAGTCTTTTGTTTCTTTATAAAGATTATCAGAATGAAAAGTTAATTGAGAAGTAGAAAACTCCTTAACACTGTTAGAAGCATGTCCAAAAAATTCTGTTCCAAATCGGCTAACTTCTTTCGAAACATTTTCACGTATATTTCCACGCAAAAGATCAGATAAATTTTTACGATGACGCCTTATAATCCGTCTATTTTGAACTTGTACACCTTCTTCATATAAGCGTACGTCTGTCATGTGATCGACAATACGATCATAAATTTTGTCATTGATGCTCATCTAGTACTCCATTGAGTAGTTAGTTATTCAACAATCTCCATACTATCGTCTGGAGTAGTTGCTGCTAATGGATCAGTTTGAATTTCTTGTATTGCTTCTTCATCGCTGTAATCAGCGGGTAAAAAGTCATTATATTTAGCAATATTTATAAAAGTAGAACGAGAAATAATTCCTGATTGATACCATTCTGAAACAAGTCTCATAGCGCCTTCTCCACCAACCATAGGTGCAAAATCACTAGACATTTCAAATTCAATATCCATTGAAGAATATTCTGCGTTATACTTCCAATTAATCATGAAAGCAATTACTTCTTTTAGCGTGCTTGATACTTTAGCATTTAAAGTACCTAGTTGTGCCGTTTGAGAAGCATTACGTATTTCTAAAGCTACGCCTGAAGCTGCTTGTTCAGGGGATAGCATTCTAATGCCCATTTTAGCCATTTCTGAGACAGTGGACTCAATAGCTCTTTCCATGTCAGACAAAGCAGCAGTAGGTGTTTCTAACACACTAATGCTTTCGTCCTTACGTACTCTTAGCCAAGAACCAAGTCCAGCACTAACAATAGAGTCAAACTCTTCATCAGTCATGTCAGACTGCACAACAGGAGTATAAGTAGCTGCACCGTAAAGTAAATGATTTCTACGAGACACCTTATTATACAGGGAGAGTTCCCTATCAATAAGTGGCATAAGAACAGGTTCTACTGGTTCAAATTGACCATTTACAGGCCATGCAGGAATCCTATCTAGTCGCTCACCAAATTTTGTAGGGTAAATTGTTTCTGTTTTCTTATAAGAAGACTCTGAAATAACCCCGTGATATTCTTGTCTAACATCGCCGTTTAAAACTTTAATTTCTGCGTTAGGGTCAATTTTTTCGTAATAGTCACAAACTAAATACCCTGACTCATCAAGATAATGATCACATACAGTATCAACATAAGTGGGATGCCAAGGATTACTTGGATTATATCTCTTAGAGAGATACCTTGTTATGTATCGTGTTAAAGTCTTTTTACGGTTTACAGGGTGTATATCTGTTTGTATGTTAATTACGTTTTCAGCTTCTATAAGAATTGGATACGGCTTTATTTTTTCTCTGTCATCAGGGGTTAAAGCTGAATAAGATTCCTCACTAATTTTAGGATAGTCTACATAAATCCAAGCGCGAGAAGTTTGTAGTTCTTCCCATAGCGCATTATCTAAAAAATTAAAAAGAGAACTGCCATCAAGAGTAAAATTGGTTTTTATCCAATCCTCTGCGTCTTCTGGGAGTTCTTCTGGCAGCTTCAAATGAGAGTCTTTTCTCAATAAAGCGCTAATAAGCACTTTACAATATTGAGCAGTCAAACCTGGAAGCTCTGCTTCTGATCTGTAAAAATCATATTGTTGTTGAGTCATGCTAGGTGAGAAAGGAACAAGAAGATTCGTGTAGTCTCTTGTTAAATATTCATCGTGTGCCTTAACATTTTCTTGACCTTGAAGAACCGCCCTTGATCTTTTCCACAAAGGTTTTAATGACTGATAAGAATCACTAGGGTCTGCCACCGATCTCTTTAGCGGTTTATTAGTTGTTGTTAGCTGTGCCATATCATTACCCCTTCACTTTATTTGCCCAGTAAGCCGCAGACATTTTGCCTTTTGAAATATTACTCGCATGGCGAGCTTTCCAAGCTAGTCTACGTGAATCTTTTTTCTTAGCCATAATAGCCCCTTTTATTCTTAAACGTCAGGTATTAAACAGGGGTGAGCGAACCCAACCCCTGTGTAGAGACCTTCAGGATATCTCCTGTCTCTTTATTCTTAAACGTCAGGTATTTAAGATAATTCAAAATGAGGTCCATCAATGAAGGGGCGTCTGCCTTGAGATCGCCGTAAATCAATGTAATCGTTCATAGCGGCCTCCATTGTTTTACCGTCTTTCCACCATTCCGAAATATCATTTATGTGCCACGCAGCTCCCCAACGAACTTTAACGCCTTGGTTTAAAGCTGCTTCTGCCATGGCATTTGCAATATCATCATAGACATTAAGTTCCCAACAAACATCACTGCCAACGTAAGCCACTAAATCAACTGCTCGACCTTCTAAGTGCTTGGACTTCATTGTTTGAGATCGTCCTGCCTTAAAGAGAGCTTCTTGTTCTTCTAGTGTTCTAAGCCCAAAGGTAACTCCAAAATCTATTTTAGTAAGACTAATAGCTTCATGTACTACCTTCACCAGTTCTTCGTTAACGCCTTCTAATTTATTAAGGCTTCGGCTTGATAATTTAAAAGCCATTACTTACTTCCCTTCTTAAAAAATTTAGTTGCAGACCTGACACCAAAACTAGCAGCAACAATAACCCCAACGGTGTACTGATACCACTCAGGCATACCTTGCAAGGCGATAAAACCATCTTCAACTACCTTACGCCCCCATTCTCCACAGAATGATAGGATTAAAGGTATTGAAAAGAGAATTGTTAACCACTCGTCTTTCCAACTATTTTGGCTCCCTTGAGCCATTAGTCTTTCCCAATCAGCTTCACTTGTTGCGGCTGACTTCATAATAGTAGCCTTGGCTTCTGCTTCAACTAACTTCAGATTGGCAGCTGAAGCCTGAGAATCTACTCTGCCTTTTAGCCATCCACCTGCTAACTCTGCTATTGGTCCAATAATTGCTTGAATCATTTGCTAACTTCCTTTCCCATCCAAATGCCAAAACACCCTGTCAATGCGCCCATACACACAGAAACTAGCCCTGCTTGAGCGTTACTAGGGTCTGGTAAAGCCATAAACCAATGTACAGCTTGGTAAGTTAAGATAGTTACTGCAAGCATCATTAGTCTTGGAATTACTTTCCAATCGTCTATAATTACTCTTGTCACTATACTTCTCCTAAAACAGTATTTATTTCTAATAATAAGGCAGGATCGTCTATTCCTAAAAAGCTATTATTAAAATTTAATTGGTATGTTCCATATACTCTAGAAATACTCGAAGTAACATTTTCAATAACATCAACAGTAGCTTCGCTTGTTTGAGAAACGTTATTGATTGCTAAAGATTTAATACTGATAGTTTTATTAGTTAAATCCATAATAATTCTTTCTTTTAAACTGGTTTGTGTCTGTAAACTAAAATTTCTAATTTGAGATTCATAGAAGCATTGTCACCAAGTCGATGAAGATGGTCAAGTGTATTAAGTTTATTTAGGTATTCATTATAATTAAAATAAACAGGAATATTTGAAGCTGGAAGCTGTAAATCTGCAGTAGCACCAGTAAGAAGTCCTGTCCAGTCTGAATCTCTTGCTTGCCTTTGGCCTCTAGGCGTTGTTACTAATAATTCTATTGTATTTTTAAGCAGAACTTGGCAAATAAAAGTATCATAAAAGGTTCTATAACCGCCGCTGGCGTGACTATATTGATTAATATTAATATTACTATTAAAAGGCAGTCTAAGGTTATTAAAAGAACTAGCTATATTTAAACCTGTACTATTTGTTATAGTTAAAAATACTATAGGAATATCGCTGCTGTCTAAACTTAAATTATGTGTAATAATTTTTTTTTGATTTTCTATTTTTACATCAATTTGAGGCCAAGATAATTGAGAAGAATAAGAACTTTTTTGAAAAAGCAAACCTTCATCTCCATTAAATATTTTTTGACCAGCGGCATTGTTAATTTTTATTTCACTTGGGGTAATTGATAAAGTCATGGCGTTTCTAATAACCCCGCATAATTGTCAGAAGGATAAGCATTTACTAGTGTAATCATCGCCCATCTAATAGTACTAGTACCTGAGTGAGTCCTTACATGATTTGTGTAATCTGATCCGTCATTTCCTTTCCAAGAATAATCTGTAACACTTGGAAAGTTAAATTCCATATGTGCGCCTGACCCAAAGGGCAATGTTCTTGGATCATCTACAAAACGCCAAACTGCGTAAGAGGAGTCCAGCCAATATGAGGGGTAAGCCTGTATTATAAAACAATGTACTTTAAAGTAGCCTACCGTTGTATTACCTTCTTTAATTTCTGCATTAACATAGTGTCTAGTATTATCTGTATTATGAGGATGAAAAGTATATACTCTCCAAATATAGTTGTCGTCATTTCTATAGGCAGGTTGTCCTTCTACGCTATAAATATTCAAAAAAGAATCTGTTAATTCATATAAAATTGCATGAGGCATTGAAATTGGAAAAACAATTTTTGATTTTTCTTGCGGTTGTCTATTAAAAATTGCGTAAAAGTTTGATGTGCCTCTCATAGCATCTTTGTCGGGGTTATAAAGCCAATTTTGCAGATCATTAGGGTACTCCCCCATAGGGGTAACTAAAGGCGTTGTACCTACAAAATCAGTCTCATGAGTATAATACTCACTTTTATCAGCGGACGAACTAAAATTAGGAATAGAAGTGAGAACTGCATTAGCAGCACTATGCCCTCCAAATTTAAAATTAGAAGTACCTGCAGGTGCAGTTACCATGTATTTATTGTTTGTGTTAAAAGTTTCTTGGCCTACTGCATTTCTACAAATAACACCTGTATCATCTATTTCAATTCTATCAACCACAGATCAAAACCCTTAAATTATTAATTGTTAATGCGGGCATACTAGAATTTAAAGCTATACCCATAGAGGTAAAACGTATTGTACCCCCTGCTCCTAAAACAGGATAAATTACTCGTCTCCACTCAACTATTCCAGACGATACGTTTTCACGAACAAAAGAAGAAGTATTAAAACCCACGCCATCATCTACAAAAATAAAACGAGGAGTACTTTCATTAGTAGCCCCACCATAAACTGTCTCTATTAAAGTAGCAGGATAATGTCTATCATAGTTATTTGATTTACCGCCATCGTAATGATCCGTTGGCCGACTTGCACCATTAAAAGAAATAGAAGAAATATTAATTTCTGCAATTATTTTCATATAATCTAAATTAGAATGAAAATGCAATTTATCTAAGTAATCATCAGGATTAATTGCAGCATTATAAAGATCATTTCCTTGCAAACTATAATCTGCTGTAAGCATAACCCCTGCATT